AGGTTCATGTGGCGCGACGTTGACGCCCTCCAAGCCGAAGCCGAGCGCGCACTCAAGCCGATCATCGACAAGGTGATGGCCGACTCCCAGAAGGACTTCCGCTAGTGGCCATCTCCCTCCCCCTCGTCTCCGAATGGAACCCCTCCGGCGTCAACAAGGCGATCGCCGACTTCAAGAAACTTGAAGGGGTCGGCGCCAAAGCATCGTTCGCGATCCAGAAAGCCGCACTACCGGCCGCGGCCGCCATCGGTGGCCTCGCCGTCGCCGGCTTCTCCGCCGTGAAGGCGTTCGCGGAGGACGACGCGGCCGCCCAAAAACTGGCGACCACACTCACGAACGTCACCGGGGCAACCGACGCCCAAGTCACCGCCGTCGAGGACTTCATCTCGAAGACCTCCCAAGCGGCCGCCGTGGCCGACGACGAACTCCGGCCGGCGTTTGACTCCCTCGTTCGAGGCACCGGAGACGTGACGCAAGCCCAAGACCTCCTCGGCCTCGCGCTCGACATCTCGGCCGGCACCGGCAAGGATCTCGGCCTCGTCTCCGACGCCCTCTCCAAGGCGTACAACGGCAACTTCGCGGCCCTCAAGAAACTCGACCCGGCACTCGCCGGACTCATCGCGGAGGGCGCCGACGCCGACACCGTGTTCGGCCGCCTCGCCGGCACGTTCGAGGGGCAAGCCTCCAAGCAAGCCAACACGACGGCCGGCAAGTTCCGAGGCATGTCCATCGCCCTCGAGGAGACCAAGGAGTCGATCGGCGCGGCCCTCCTCCCGATCGTCAACAAACTCCTCCCGAAACTCCAATCGCTCGGCCAGTTCGTCCAGCAGAACACCGGCCTCATCGTCACCTTGGGCATCGTGATCGGCACCCTCGCCGGCGCCATCCTCGCAATCAACGCCGGCCTCGGGATCTACAACACGATCCAAGCCGCGACTCTCGCGATCAACACGGCGCTCACGACGTCGTTTTCGGCCCTCTGGGTGGCCACCGGCGCCGTCGTCATCCTCGGCATCATCGCGGCGCTCATCGCCCTCCAAGCCAAGTTTGACATTTTCGGCAAGACGATCGACTTCCTCAAGGCCGCGTTCAAGGTCTGGTGGGACTACGTCAAAATCGTGTTCGACAACGTCAAAACGGTGGCCGTCACCGCGTTCACGTTCATCGGCGACGCCGTCAAGCTTTGGTACACCGGCGTCCGCAAGTACATCGACGCGATCTACGGCGCGTTCAAGACCGTGTTCAACGCCGTCGCGTCGATCTGGAACAACACGATCGGCAAACTCTCGTTCAAGGTGCCCTCGTGGGTGCCCGGCATCGGAGGCAAGGGCTTCGACGTGCCGGACATTCCGATGCTCGCCGAGGGTGGCATCGTCACCGGCCCGACGCTCGCCATGATCGGCGAAGCCGGCCCCGAGGCCGTGATCCCCTTGAGCAAGGCCGGCACCATGGGAGGCAACACGATCAACGTGACCGTCACTTCCGCCGACCCGAACGCCGTCGTGGCCGCCCTCCAACAGTACGTGCGCCTCAACAACCGACTCCCAGCGAACGCGATCGGCTAGCCGTGGCTCGGATCAACTGGACCACCACGATCGGGGCGACCTCGTTCACGTCGATCACCCAGTCGCTCACGTTCAACTTCGGACGCCAGTCGTACTTCGACACGCCGGCCGGAACCTCGTGCACCCTCACCGTCCGGAACAACACCGGGCAAGCGGCCGCCATCAACGAGGGCGACCAGATCGTCATCGGGAACCAGTACTCGGCGTACAAAATGTACTTCTACGTGGTCGAGGTGACGTTTCAGGACGAGATCGCGGCCAACGCCGACACCGCCACCATCACCGGCATCGACGCGCTCGGCATGTTGTCCTTGTTCTACGTCAACGACGACCCGATCATCGGGACCAACAACGCGATCCGGCAGGCAATCAAACTCGCCAACGAGGTCTACCCCTTTGTCCCTCCGTACCCTCCGCCGGTCGAGGTCAACGGCCGTGCCACCGTGTCGGATGCGTTCGATCCGACGACGATCGGCCAACGCGTCGTGGACCTCCTCCTCACCGAGAACTCGACCTACTACTACGACGGCGCCACGATCGAGTTCCGGACCTCGGCCGCGCCGTCCTCGTCGCTTGTCTCGTTCACCCAAGACGCCGCCGTTGGCGTGGTCTACGACGGCCTCACGCGCAAGTACCCCAACGCCAACTTCCCGAACGTCGTCAACTTGACCTCGACGGTGGCCGGCACGACTCAAGCGGTGGCTACCGGCAACTACGAGCGCAACTACAACCGCCAAGTCCTCTTCAACACCGTCGCCCAGCAACAAGCCCAGACGAACTACTACGCCAACGTCCTCTCCGTCGAGTCCCTCTACATGGACATCCGGTTCAACGACTCCGCCCAGAACCCGATCCCGATCACGAGCGTCCTCGACCAACTCCCGTCGATCTCCGGAAAGACTGTGAGCGTGAACTACACGCCACCAGGCGGATCGTCCACCACGACAACGTTCGTCGTCGAGGGTGGCAACGTGAACGCGTTGCCGGGGCGGACGGAGTTCAACCTGTACCTCTCGCCCACGATTGTCTACGATCTCTTCACGTTGAACTCGTCGACGTTCGGCGTACTCAACACAAACCGACTCGGATGGTGAACTGATGGCAACTCTCGGAACATTCTCGGCTGGGCAGGTTTTGACGGCCGCCGAACTCAACGCCATCGGCACGTTCACGTCGTTCACGCCGTCGTGGACGAACATCACGCCCGGTACCGGAGCGTCCAACACCGGGCAGTACTGCATCCTGAACAAGATCCTGTACCTGCGAACCAAGTACGTGCTCGGCACCGGGGGAAGCCTGACCGGCACCCCGACGTTCACTTTGCCAGCATCAGCAAGCCTCGCCGGAAGCCCCACCATGTTGTGGATCCCAAGCCTGATGGGAGCCGTGATTGACTCAGGAGTCCAGTCGTACAGCATCGTCAGCCTCCAAGCGAGCACCACAACGATCCAGCCCTACGTCCAGACCGCCTCCGGCACCTACCTCACCAACACCACCGCGGTGTCCGGCACCGTCCCGTTCACGTTCGGTGTGAACGACTACATCGAACTCTACGGATGGGTACAAATCGCATGATCACCGCACAATGCACCAACACCGACTGTCGCGAACATGGCACCGCCTACAACCTCGAGGGACCAGACCGGCCTGTTGAGTGTGGATTCTGTGCCCAGCCTTGCACCACCTCCGACGAGCGACCCGACCCCGAGATGCCATGAAAAGCCTCGCGATCCTCGCCCTCCTCTTCGGCTTCCTGTCCATCTGGCTCGTGACCGGATGCAACGACCGGACTCGAGACAACTGTGAAACACGCCCGACCGCTCCTCGATGCAAGGTGACCCCATGAAGCGCTACTCGAACTCGGAGATCAAGGCCCGACTCATCCTCGCGATCGGGATTTGTCTCGGCCTGACGTTCATGATGAGCGTCGGCGCCCTCCTCTACGGCCTCCTCTTCGTCGTCCAGCCCCTCGACGTGTCGCCCAACGACGAGTCCGCGTGGGCCACCCTCAACCCTCTCGTCCTCTTCATGACCGGCGCCCTGTCCGGCGTACTGGCCTCGAACGGACTCAAAGACAAAGACAAAGCGGAGGACCAGTCATGATCTCGACCACCACCACCGTCACTTCGACACGCGTGAAGATCGTCTCGGCCGCGATCAACGAGCCTCGGACCATCGTCGTCCGGCCGATCGGCAACGACCTCTACATTGGCGGCGCGGACGTCACCACCGGCAACGGCCTCGTCATCTCGAACAACACGAACTTCACGATCCAGATCCCACAAGGCGAAGAACTGTGGGCCGTCGTCTCCTCCGGAACGCACTCGGTCACGGTGCTCACGTGGGCCGTGGAGACCGCGTGACCGTCGCCAAGCACTTCCAGTCGTGGAACCGAGGCTTGACGCCCGGAGCGCCCTACGACCGGAACTCGCCCAACCTTGACGCGATCCGGACCTACCTCGCCGGCCGTTGGCGTCTCAAGCATCTCGGCACCCTCAACGTGCGCCCGGTGCGCGGTGGCACCGCATGGTCGTCGCATGCGTTCGGCGCGGCCGTCGACCTCGGCTTCGGTGCCCGGCACGGTGGCCCCGGCATCGAGGTGCTTGAGGCGGAGATCCTCCCATGGCTCATCGAACACTCCGCCGAGTTGGGGATCCAACGGATTCACCACTACCAACGCACGCGCTACTGGGAAGCCGGCCGTGGCTGGGTCGACAAGTCGCCCGGAGCCGGCAACGATTGGATCCACGTCGAGACGACACGTGAGGCATGGGCGGACGCTCGTCCGGTCTCGGAAAGGCTCCTAGAAGCCCCTACAAGCCCCTCCACGACGCCGACGGCACCGACACCGCCCAAGTACCCCGGACGCCCCGTGAAACGAGGCTCCACCGGCGAGGCCGTGAAGCGAGTCCAAACCCGACTAGGCGCCGTCGCCGACGGCAAGTTCGGCCCCCAGACCGAGGCGCTCGTCAAGTCATGGCAGACCCACAACGCCCTCCAGCCGGACGGCGTCGTCGGCCCGATCACGTGGGCGCGCATGTTCGGTGCGTGACATCCCGGCCGCGATCCGGTAGACCGTCCTCGTCCCAGACCCCGACCTAGGAGACAAGATGAAGATCAGACCCCACGACATTGCCGTCATCGGCTTCATGCTCGTCATGACGTTGATCGCAGGCAACGAGATCGTCCACCGGATCCTCGAGGACGACACGCCACAAATCTCACCGGCGATCGTCACCGACCCGACCGTCAACACCGTCGTCATCACGCCGGTCCCCTCCACGCCGGCCCCGACCACGGTGGCACCGACCACCACCACCACGGCCCACGACGCCATGCAAGCCGACCTTGACGCGCTCGCCCTACCGGCCGACACGCCGTGCCAAGAATGGGCGCCCCTCGTCCTCAAGGTCGGTTGGCCTCACGAGGAGGTCGTCAACGTGCTCGAGGAGATGTGGCAAGAGTCCCGATGCCTCAACATCATCCCCGGCGACCCACGGTGGAACGGCGGAGACCACGGCCTCATGCAAATCAACCGAGTGTGGCGTGAGGAGGTCGAGCACTTGTTCGGGTCGTGGGACCGGATCAACGAGCCGGCCGTGAACCTCGCCATGGCCCTCGAAATCTGGCGTTGGCATGACGCCAATCGTGACTGTGGCTGGGAGCCTTGGTCGCGAGCCTGCAAGTGAACATTGACAAGCCCTCATGGATGGAACGCGCCGCATGCATTGACATGCCCCTCGACGTGTTCTTCCCCGGTCCCGGACGCCTCGGCGCGGCCGACACCCGGAAGGCCGTCGCGATCTGCCGTCAATGCCCAGTCCGCCAAGCGTGCCTCGACTACGCCCTCGAGCACCCCGACATGGCTGGCGTCTGGGGAGGCACTTCACACCGCGAACGGAACCGGATCCACAAGGGCGCCACACCGCCACGCTACGATGCGCCCAACACAACCCAAGGAGCACCCATGACTGACCCCGACCAGTCCGACGCGATCCGCAACTTGCGCTTCCAAGTCGACACCCTTGCCGACCATCGCGGCCAAATGCGCAAGGCACTGAACGAACTCGTGCGCGTCCTCGAGGAGTCCCCGACCGGCCTCCCCTACTTGTCCTCGGCCACCCTCGAGGTGATCGTGGCGCTCAAGTTGGGAGGCTTCAATGATTGACCGGAACACCCTCCAAAAGCCGACGGCCGGCAACTGTTGCCGATGCCAACACTTCCTCGAGGGCGACGACATCTTCCATTGGTCGCCCGGATCGTGGTCCGTGTGGTGCTTCAAGTGCTACAAGGCCGAACACTTCCACAACCTCGTCCGTCTCCAGCAACGATCGGAGGACCGTCGTGGCGTTTGATCTCTCCACCTACGCCACCGTCGAGGAGCGTCTCGCGCAGTTCTGGGCCGCGAACCCTGACGGCCGGATCGCCACCGAACTCGTCCGCATGGACGACCACGCCGTCCTCTTCCGTGTCGAGGTCTACCGGCATCGCGACGACCAGCATCCGACCGCGACCGGCTACGCCCATGAGGAGAAAGCCGACCGAGGCGTCAACGCCACGTCGTGGGTGGAAGTGTGCGAGACGTCGGCCGTGGGCCGCGCGCTCGCCAACTGGACGTTCCAAGCCGGCAAGCGGCCGTCACGCGAGGAGATGGAGAAGGTCGTTCGCATGGGTGGCACTCCGGCCCCGACCGGCGACGGCCCCTCCGACAAACAACTCAACCTTCTTCGAGCTTTGAAGTACCAAGGGGATCCTCGAGCACTCTCCAAGCGTGAGGCGTCCGCCGAGATCGACCGGCTCAAGCAAGCCCAAACCGAGGAGCACCCGTTCTGATGCTTGTCACGATCTCGGATTCGGCCCGTGAATGGGGTCTCGCCCATTGGGAGGAAATGCAACAAGAGAAGGGTCGGCCGCTCACCCATCGCGAGTTGGCCGGCTTCATCGGCGAGGCCGTCGTCAAGGAAACGCTTGAGGAGCGCCTACTCCACGTCGTCCACGGCCCCAAGTACGGCATCGACCTCATCGTCGAGCACCACCACCGCCTCGAGGTGAAGACTCAGGTCTCGCCGTTCCCGTGGAGGCCGTCGTTCCACGCTTGGGCGCCCGGATGGAAGCCCGACGCCCAAGACTTCCTCTTCTTCAACTACATGTGGATCCACGATCACTCGGTCGAGTCCGTCCTCGTGTGCGACACGCTCCGCCTCCGAGGCTGGTACCCCGAGGCGGACACTCACCGTTGGCCCGTGTTGGCCCGTGGCTCCGACACGCCCAAGAAGGAGCACGACGTGCTCACGTGCGACGTCCTCCAGATCCCCGACGCCGAACTTCGGCCGATCGAGGAGTTCCGGCCGTGACCGAGGCGGAGTTCCAGTCGGCCGTGATCGAGTTCGCCAAAATGCGTGGATGGATGGTCATGCACACCAAGCCGGCCCAGATCCGGCCCGGAGTGTGGGCCACACCGATGCAAGGCAACCCCGGCTTCCCTGACCTCGTTCTGTGCCGGCCGGTGGAGGGCGACCTCGTGTTCGCCGAGTTGAAGAAGGAAGGCGGCCGTCTCTCGGTCGGCCAGAAGGCATGGCTCACGGCGCTCCGCGCGGCCGGCGCCGAGGTCTACGTGTGGTACCCCGACGACATGGAGGCGATCGTTCAACGCCTCGGAAAGATCCCCTCATGACTCACCCTTGGCAACAACCGATTCGGCCCCTCGAGGTGCTCATCCCGAACACCGACCTTTGGGCGACCGTCCTCTTCGTGCGCCCTCGAACCGATCGAGGATGGGAGGTCACGACCTTGTCCGGCAACGTGTGGAACAACCTTGAGGCCGAACTCCGTCTAGCCCGACTGGACGATTGACACCGTCCGGCTACGATCGCCGGCTACAACCGACCACGACGGCCCTCAGACGAGGAGGGCGCCAGACCCGACCGGCACGCAACCGGTCTGAGGTGACACTCGGAGACGAGGGTAGACCTCCATGCCCGACGTGGAGGAGCGGCGTCACCGAACGACACAAACGGCCAACGGTGTCCGCCCTACTCAATCCGGCTACCGGGGCTAGTTGCCCGAAGTGTGGGGGGCACAACGCGCCAACCCTCGCACCGTAGGATGATGACGTGAGGCCGAGGCACGAGGCCGACACGTCGACCGGCGAAGCCGGAAAGGAACCCCGATGGCAGGCAACCCGATCTACCGCACCGCACAATGGAAAGCCCTACGACGCCAAGTGCTCGAGGAGGAGCCCACATGCCATTGGTGCCACCGCCAACCCAGCACTCAAGCCGATCATCTCATCGAGCTCGACCGCGGAGGAGACCCCTACAACCGCGACAACCTCGTCGGCTCCTGCGCCTCATGCAACGCCTCCCGAGGAGCACGCCACGTCAACGCCAAAACCGCCCGACGCATGCAAACCCGAGACGCGGCCCCAACGACCGTTTTCTTTTCCGACGAACCGATCACCCCGACGCCCCATCC